CTGTTAACAAACATCATGTATTCTTCAATAGCACCTTGCTTATCAAACTCAGCTAAGATAGCGTCAAATTCAGCTAAATCAGTAGCAGCGTTAACACCAGTAACACCAGTAGTAACATTACCTCTTTTTTCAATAGCAGCAAACAAACCTTCAGTACCTACGTTTCCAGCACCAGCTCCTGATCCAAGAATTAAAGAGTTACCATCTAAAGTAGAGTTAACACCATTAAGCTCTGACTCTAACATTGACATTTCAATGTAGTCGTTAAAACGAGCTCTTGTGTCAGCTTCAGCTTTTAAGTACCATAAGTAACCACCTTGACCACCTTCAGTAGAAACTTCAACCCAACCAACTCTAGAAGTATCAGAACCTGATATTTCGTAGTAATCTTTCATTATAATTGGCTTGTTGTTGAAAGTTTTAAACTGAGGCTCATTAGCTCCTCTTGCATCTGTAGAAGCTGGTGTAGCAGCAGTAGTGTTGTAGTTATCACCTTTACCAAATTCAGAACCATAAACTAATACAGTTGCTCCTAAAGCAGCAGTAGTAGAACCTACAGTTGTAGACATATTAGCTAAATCATATGGAGCTACTGTTAAAAGATCTTTATCAGAAGCGTCCATAGCAGTAACCATAGCTTTACAAACTCCAGCAGAACTAGCGATAATAACAGTGTCATTAACTCTAATACCATGAAGTGCTCTTGTAGCACCAGATCCAGATATACCATTAGTAGTATCTTCGTTGTTACCGTCCATGTCAGACTGTATTTGAATAGTTGTTGATGATTTTACCTCAGCTTTGTAAGATAAATGTAAACGACCTTGCTCAGACCAAACAACTTGGTCAGATTGCATTGCCTCTTCAGCACCTACTTGAGCTAAGAAACCTGAAATAGTTCTCGGTCCGAAAACTTCAGCTTCTTTCTCCATTAGGTCTGGTAAATATTGTTGTGCCCAGCTGTTGTCGCCAGACGTAAAATCTAGATAATTTGTTGATAGTGTTTGTTGTCTAACCGACGGAACACTATTTAAACTACCTCCAGGATTTGAAATCATTTTTTGTAATTTTTAAATTTATTATTTGTTTTTAATTTTAAACTTAAAATCAGAAGAGTTACTACCTAATACTTTTACTTTCATACCACCAGCTTCAACAACACCATGTTGTTGTCTAGGGTTCATACTTACGTTTTTAGATTTAGCAATACTATTTTTTATAGCATCAGCTTTACCTTGTTCGTAAAAATGGTTTGCAACTGCATCAGCGTTCATAGCTGTAAATAACGATTTGTGATAACCTTTTGCATCTGTTAAAGTGGAATTTTTATCAACAAACTTTGCTGTAAAATTATTTAAATCACTTTGAGATTTTTTAACGTTTTCAACATCTTTGACATTAAACCTAAACTTTTTTTCACCAATATTATATTCAAATCCTTTGAATTTATCGCCAAACAAGTTATTTGTTTTTTGCTCAAAAATTTTAGAGTTGTTATCTACAACTTTTTTAGTTGCTTCTGACTCCTTGTTATATCTATTAAAAAAATCAACTGCTTTTTGTTGTTCATTGGTCAACTTTGACCCAGCTTTGATTTCATCATAGTATTTAGACTTTTGCCCGTCTAGATGGCTTTTAGCGTTGGCAACTTGCTCTTTTAACGCTAGCTTTTTTCTTCTTATATCTCTTTCTTCGTCAACTTCTTCGTCGTAAGAGAATTGATCTTCCATAAGGAAGTTAATTTCTTCGTTGTTTAAGTGAGGTTTTGTTTGTTTGTAATACTCATACAGTAAAGTTTTGTCATCATACTTAGAGTAATCTTGATTTAACCTTACATAATCACTTAAATCTCCACCAGTCTCTTCCATAAAGTCCATTAACTTTTGTATGTTTTCTGGTAAAGGTTTTCCTGTAGCTTCAGCTTCAGCTACAGCTTCTTCAATTTGTTCTTCAACTTCAGCAACTTCTTCTTCCGTAGAGTCTTCAGTAATTTCTTCTAATACTGGGCTTTCTTCCGGTGCTTCGGTTTTCTCTGGTACTTCTTCTTGTTCTTGTGGGGCATTGGCATCTTCATCGACTCCAACCACTCCCTCGTTGACAGTGTTGTCTTCTGCAACTTCTGTTGTCTCTGTGGTTTCATTTTTTTCTTTTTCTGGTTCTACTGGTTTGTCTAGGTTTACTTTAGTAATACTTTCATCTACAGTCTCTGCTGTTTTAGATAAGTCTACTTTTGTAATGTTTTCATTTTTTTCTTCCATAATATAATATAATAATAGTTAATAATTTTTAGCTAGGATCAAAAGAGCCCAAATCAAACCCTGCCCCTAAGTTATCATTACCTGCAGACTCAAAGTTTTTAGGTGCTTTTTGATTATTTCTTTGGTCTATAAGTTCACTTTGTTGCGATGCTTGAATTCTTGTTCTTTCGTCTTTACGATCTTCTTTTTGTTTTTCCTTGTCATTGTTTTGAGAAACTTCCATACTTTTAAGTTGCATATTGTACTGGAACTCTTGGGCCATAAGCTCTTTTTTAGCTTGAACTTCCATTTGCATTTTTTGCGCATCCATTTGTTGTTGCGCTTGCATTATTTGTATTTTACCTTGGTTTATGGCTTGGTTTTTTTGTACTTCAACTTGAGCTGCTTTCTCGGCAGCTTGTGTGTTTGATTTTGTTTGAGCTTCAATATTTTCTAATTGCAGTTGTCTATCTCGTTCTAGTTTTTTGGTTCTTCTTAATTTTAAGACTTGATTTGCCAACCTTATGCTTTTTATATCTCTAACGTCAATAGCATCTTCTAGCTCTATACTTTTTTGTTGCAATGCCATTTGAATGTTATTTTCCAACATTGCTTTTTCTTCTTCATCTGGTTGTAGCTCTATAAATATACCAAAATCATATAAATAAAGATCTTTAACTTCTTTTAGTGTAGCCACGTTATGTGAGCCTATTGATTTTATAAAAGCATCTTTTGTTGAAGAGTACTCTAATATATCTGATATTCTAAGGGTTAAACACTCAGCGGTTTCAGCCGTAAGAAAAAGTCCAGACTGTAGTATATGTCTTGTTGCTGTGTTACTATTTGCTGCGGCTAACTTTTGCACACCGACTAAAGCATTTTTATCTGGCATACTACCATCTCTAGCTTCGTTAAGCCCGGTAGTATCTCTAATCATTTGCAAATAATAATTATAGTTTCCTATAAGCGCCTGCATCTTATTACCACCTGATCCTGATGTTATTTCTTGAATAGGTACTTTACCAGCGTTCATGTCGCCTTCTTGAGTGTATGATCTACCTATTACAGATCCTGTTTGAAAAAACATGTTTAAAGCTTCTTGTGGATTGTAGTTTGTACCGTTACCTAAATCTATTTCAGCAAGACCATCAGCGTCTAAATAAACACCATCAGGTACCATACGTGACAATACTTGTTGTAGTTTTAAGTGTGTAAGTTGTATCATATCTGCAAACCCAGTAATTCTACTAACTAAAGATTCTATTCTACCTTCATACATTCTAGGTGCAACAATAGCATAGTTCATTTTTACCTTAGTGTAATTGCTTTTAGGCCTCATCATGTTTTTAGACATTTCCCATCTAAGTAATTTTTCAGTACCTACTATTAAAGCTCCTTCATATAAAACCTCTATAGACTTTTGAAGTTTACCAAAGCTACCTTCCATTTCTTTAGGTGGATTGTAAGCATCTGTTTTGCTTATTACTTTTGTAGCTCCAGTTCCAGTTGTTTTAACTTTATAAGTTTCGTTCATAAAAGTCTTATAATTAAAATATAAAACTTGAACAGTGTTGTTATCGTTTGATGTAGTTGAGTGTCTAGTGTTAAAGTTGTTTCTATTGTGGGACTTATTATTTACTATGTCTTTTAGCTCTTCTTTTGTTAAACTTGGAAATTGCTTTATTAACTCATTTATAGGTATTATTTTTACTTCACCAACATAATATATGTCATCAAAATAAGGCGAATCAGTGTAAGAGTAAACTAAATCTGCAGGATCAACGTAGTCTATAGTTACACCTTCAGATGTATTAAAACAATTTTTAACAGCACCAATACCTATAGTTGTTAAATCATAATAGAATCTTTTTTTAGTTAATTCATATTTGTTTCCCTCAAACAATAAGTTTAATGCTTGTTCTTCTGCGAGCTCTATAGATTGCTTATAATCTAGCTGCATGTGTAATTCTAATTCTTCTTTTGTTTCTGGTAAATCTACATTAGATTTTCTAGTGTTTATATTAAACTCTTGTAAATTAGTCTTGTTAAACTCTTGCATCTTCATATCAGATAATATATCTTCCATGTAGTTTGTTCTTTCTGCAGAGCTAAAAGGATCTTGAGAATATGCTTTTATATCATATGTCCTTTCTGATATACCGTTTACTACAATATCTACAAATTTAGGTATGATAGGTACTGGCTTCCAGTCTAAATTTAAATAGGACAAATCACCATTTATAGATAACTCGTCCTTATATTTTTGTATTGATTGTTCTCCTCTAGCATAAAGCCTAAGGTTATGAAAATTATTAACATTGTTTTGGTATTTACTACCTCTACTTCTATTACTATCATTAACAAACCATTCGGCTTCAATAGCTTTAGCTACTTTTAAACCATAATCACCGCTTTGTTTCTCACTATCGCTTACAGTTTGGCTTGGAAAATAAGTGTTTACAACAGACTCTGCCATATTTATTTTTTAATTAATTTAGATGTATTACCTTTGTTTGAGTACTTAGCAATACTTAAGTTTAGTTTAGGTTTTTGTATTGGTGCGTTTGGTCTGTAAAGATGCCTATTGTTAGCCATAACAGCTAAACCAGAACTAATTGAAGCATCATGCTTTGTTCTTTTATTTATATCAAATTTAGCCCAGTCATTTAACAGTTCGTTAAAATAACAATCACCAAATGTACCATCTTGTTTCATGCCAACATGGTCTTGTATGTACATTTCAATTGCAGCGGCGTGAGATTGTTTTATATCTTCACTAGAGTTAGGCATACCACCCACTTCTTTTTCTGCTACAGATAATTTATTCCAAACTTTATCTGGTCTATTCATACTGTAACCTCTATATCCTCTTCTTTTTAAATAATACAACAAACGAGGCTTGTTGTTCTCTGCTAGTATAGGCATACCATAAAACACTAATGCCATTAAAACATCTTCAAAGAATATTTCTGCAGTTTGTGGTCTAGCTAAATACTCTAAAAAAAAATGATTAGCAGGTGCATCTTCCATACTAAACCTGGTTAATCCGTGTAAAGCACCTTTAGAACCTACACCATCTACAGTTCCCGATATATCATAGCTATCACAACCAAAAGCACCCATATGCTCGTTGCCAGGCCACTTGATTCCATTTTTAATTATATGTCTATTTTGTAAACTTGAAGGTGGCACCCAGCTTACTTTAAATCTACCCTTAGGATCTGGGTAAAATATTACTTGTGAATCTTTTATACCGTTTACCCATTGAAAATTACCTTTAGTAACACCTATGGTATTAGACATTTCCTCGTTATAATCTATTTGCTCGTATAGTTTAACTAAGTTAAATATACTATTTTTAGTCTCATCTCTAAACGCGTGCTCAGTAGTTCTTGGAAACTGTCTATAAAACTCATTTAAAGCGTCTTGATCGTTTTTTAAACCGTCAGCTTCATTTTGCCAACTATCTATAACGCCTATATCTATTAATTCCCCATGTGGATCGAAGACTTCATTACTCGGAGTATTGAAGACTGGGCTTCCGTGCTCATCAATAAATCCTTCGTAGTTCCACTCCATTGGGATAAAAAGAGAATATAAACCAGACGCTGTCTGTCCATTTCTGTTTCGCTTAGTAACGTCTGATGCTCCATATAATTTTTTAAAGTTTTCTCCACCCTTGTCTAACGCGTTAGATGTTGAGCCCATCATACATTTACCTATAATTCTACTACCTAATCGTAAACATGTTTTTGTAACTCTCCAGTTGTTTAATATATTGTCGGGTCTTTCCCACTTACCACTTTCATCGTGTACTAAAAGTTTTAGTTTTTCACCATCATAACTATTGTCACCTGTATTTTTCCAGTCTATAGTTGTATCTAATCCTTGTAAGTCTTCTAGCTTTTCATTTGATGTAATCTTTTTTCTAGTAAACTTAGAGGCTGGAACTCTATAAGCAAGCTCAGACTTTGGACGATCCATACCATCTTGTATAGGTGAAAAGAAAAATGGATAATTAATTGATATAGGTACAACTTTATCAGTAAACATTTTTTTAGCATCAGCACCTGTTTTAGATAATATACCAAATCTTGCATCACTTGATATTGTAGCTTGGTTAACTGTTTCAGCTGATGACATGAAAGAAAAACCAGATCGTCTGTTTTTAAGGTAACACATACCATAACACCTTTTATCCGCCTTACAAGCTTCCCAAAATATAAAGAATAACCTGTTGGCTTCTCTAAAATCTGGTGCACCTACATCTATTTTACTCCATTGCAGATACATATAGTGTGTACCTGTTATATAAGTTGGTGTGCCGTTATTGTCAAACCAAAAGCCATTGTCTCTTCTATTAAACTCTTCGTCTATATAATCAAACCACTGTGACTTTTTTTCTTCAGGATAAGCCCTCCAATCAAATATATTTTTAAGTCTACTTAATTCTTTTGGGTATTCAAACTGTTTCCACTTTTTTTCCTTGTTGCTATACACACTTTTTGGCACCTTAGGTAGTGCTATTTGAAAGTTTTGTATTTCTATTATCTCACCTATTTCACCAGTTTTAGATATTACAACAATATCTTGTTCTTTGTTGTAACCGTATTTCCACTTTTTACCTTTGTTAAGTCTACTTATAGTAGTTTTTTTAATAGGCTCTACAACACTGTATAAACTTTGCTCGTACATTATTTAGATCTTCCTTCTGCGAATCCTTTAAAGATTTTTTCTTTTTTCTCTTCAGGTGTTTTACCCTCAAGTAAATTCTCTTCTTCTTGTATTCTGTTAAGTATTTCAAATGCGTCAAATATAGCTAGTTTTTTAGTAGCTGCGGCATTTTTTAACCTATCAGCTGATATATCGTCATCGCTATCAACAATATCCTCTTTAGCAACTTTAATCAGCTCTTCAACCGCTCTATGCCCAGCTTGGATTATATTCTTCTTCGTCTCCTTGATATTCATATTTGATTGTAATAAATTTTGATAATACTCTATATAATTTTTGACCTTCTATAATAAACTCATATTCAGAGTTAGGTGTAAAACCAACTAAGTCACCTTTTTCAAAAGACCCATCTGTATATTTAACAATACCAACCAAAGGCCTTTCTTTATCTATACTTAGTTTGTTTGTAGATTTTATTGGAGAAACAAAACAATAACCTTCTTGAGCTTTCCACTCATTTTTTTTATGTAAAAATATTTGGTCTGGTTGTACTAAGTAGTTGTTTTCATCTATATAACCCCTACTGTTTTTTTCTACACCTTGTTGGTTATGCCATTTTCTAAACACGTTGTGATGAACTATAACGATATCGCCTGCTTTTATATTAGTATCACCAATAGTAGGTATGTGTTTAACTATAGCTTCTCTACTAACATATTGATGACTAAATATTTTAGTGTTAACTATTAATTCTTTATCACCAACTTTTTTAATATTGTTATA